TCACTGGGGTAGCAGCTGCATCTGGCGGTAATGTAGTGTTTGGATCCGCTCCAGCTTCTGGTGTTACTGTTGTGATTTTGCGCTCTCAGCCTCTTACCCAGGGTCTTAACCTGGTTGCAAATGATCCATTCGATGCGGAAAGCCTGGAAGAAGCTTTAGACAAGCTTGTGTTCATGTCACAAAAGCACGAGGAAGAACTTGGTCGTGCGATTAAGGGCTCACGAACAAACGTCATATCCAATTCAGAGTTTACGGTATCTGCGTCAGATCGAGCAAACAAACTGTTTAGCTTTGACAGCGCTGGTAACTTATCGATTGCCCAAGAGCTAGGTACTTTTCGCGGCAACTGGGCAAGTGGTACAGCCTACAATCCGCGTGACATTGTGAAAGACACAAGCACTAATAATATCTTCCTGGTAAACACAGCGCATACATCTAGTGGTTCTCAGCCTCTTACTACAAATGCTAATAGCGCGAAGTATGATCTTATCGTCGATGCTGCATCTGCAACGACATCAGCTACAGCCAGTGCTGCAAGCGAGTCAGCAGCAGAGACAGCAGAAACAAACGCAGAGACTGCTCAAGCGGCTTCTGAGGCAGCAAGGGATGCCAGTGTTGTTGCAAAGAACGCAAGTGAAACTGCGAAGACAGCAGCTGAAACTGCGCTTGATAGTTTCGATGATCGGTACTTAGGCGCAAAGTCAACGTCAGGCGGCAATCCTACTGTAGACAATGATGGTGATGCTCTTATCGACGGTGCGCTATTTTTCGATACCACCAACAATGTGCTTATGGTGTACAATTTGGGTACAACAGCTTGGCTTCGTACAACGCCAACGAGCTCAGATCAGACAGCAATAAATACCGTAAACTCAAATGCCACCAACATAAATACAGTGGCTGGCATAGATAGCCAAATAACATCCGTTGCTGCAAAAGCTAGTTTGATAACATCTGATTTTGTTTCGGATTTAAACGCGTTAGCCGTGACTGACGTTATAAATGATATAAACTTATTAGCCACATCAGATATTGTTTCAGACCTTAACACTTTAGCTACATCTGATATTGTTAGTGATCTTAATACATTAGCAACAGCGGATATTGTTAGCGACATAAACACACTTGCTACATCAGACATTGTTTCAGATCTTAACACACTAGCAACGTCTGACATTGTTTCTGACATAAACACGCTTGCTACGTCAGATATTGTTTCTGATTTGAATACACTGGCTACAAGTGATTTTGTCAGTGACCTAAATACATTAGCAACCTCTGCAAACGTTACAGCTATAGATAACGTAAGCGGAAGCATAACTTCCGTAAACACAGTTTCAACAAATATAAGTAACGTCAATTCACTTGCTGGAGTTTTAACAGGCAGTACAACTTATACGATTACCGTTGCCAGTGTAGGCGGTAGTAATGTGTTTGTTGTGGATGGTGTTAACAATCCAACATTATCTCTAGTACGTGGAAACACGTATATATTTGATCAGAGTGCAAGCAGTAACGCAAACCATCCTTTAGCTTTTAAAGACGGTTCTGGAAATAGTTATACGTCAGGCGTTACGGTTACTGGTACAGCTGGATCGTCAGGTGCAAAGGTTACATTCGCAGTGCCGTCAGATGCACCTTCTTCATTAAGATATTATTGTACTGTTCATGGCAATGCGATGGGCAACACAATTACGGCATCGAGCAACAATTTGAGTGTGGTTGCTGGGTCAATTTCGAACGTCAATTTAACTGGCGCTGCAATTGCGAACGTCAATCTTACTGGCGGCTCAATAGATAACGTAAATACAGTTGCCAATAATTTAACATCTGTAAATGCGTTTGGTAACCAGTATGTTATATCTGCTAATGCACCAAGCAGTCCTTCTGATGGGTTGCTTTGGTTTGATACATCTTCAGACACTATGAAAGTTTACAATGGATCTAGCTTTCAAAATGCTGGGAGTTCAGTCAACGGCACAACGAATAGAGTGAACTATGTGGTCGGAACTAACTCTGGTTCTTACAATGGGTCTACAACTGTATTTCCTGCAACTTATGACGCAGGTTTCTTGGATGTATTTTTAAATGGTGTTCGTTTAGATCCTGCTGATTTTACTGCAACAAACGGAACATCTGTTACATTAGATACTGCCGCAACCTCTGGTGATACACTTAGCGTTGTTGGATATGGTACTTTTGTTTTAGCAGATCATTACAGCAAAACCCAAGCTGATGCGCGATATGCACAGTTATCTGGGGCTACGTTCAGTGGTGATGTCAGCGGTACGAATGCAATACTATCTGGTTACTTACGTGGCCCATCAACATTTACAATAGATCCAGCAACGCATGGCGATAATACTGGTACGCTTGTTGTTGCTGGGAATTTGCAAGTAGACGGAACCACCTCGACTATCAATAGTACCACACTTACAGTTGATGATAAGAATATTGTTGTAGCTTCTGGTGCTGCTGATGCGGCTGCTGCTAACGGTGCAGGGCTTACAGTAGATGGTTCAAGCGCATCTATTGTGTACACAGCAACAGGTGACAAATGGGTTTTCAATAAGCCTATAGGATTTAGTAATTGGACTATTACCGAAACTGGCGGCTCTCTTTATTTTGCAACAGGCGGCACAAACAAAATGAAGTTGGACGCAAATGGCAACCTTGATGTGGTTGGCAACGTAAATACAAATGCAACGATTAGCTAATAGGAGATACCGAAGATGGCTATAAAAGTAGGTGGCACAGAGGTTGTAGATAATAACCGACAGCTAAAGAACATAGCGAGTGTAGATGCTACAACTGTGGCTGCACTTGGAACTGCTGGCGTTGGCGGTGGTGCTTCATTTGATGCTACTGCATCAGGTGCTTTAGCAAATGGTAACCCAGTTATACTCAATGCAAATGGTACAGTGAGTAAACCTGCGCTTTCGATAAGTGCTAATGACCCTGCAACATTTGGTTATAGTAATGGCGCAGATGTAAATGGAGCTAGCACTACACAAAGTATGAGTGCAGCATATAATTCTAATACTGGCACTACAGGTGCAGGTGCATTTATGACATTATTTGAGGACACTAGCGACAGTAATATATTAAAAGTCAATATGATGACAATTCGTGCTGATGGTGAATTTAATATTGAAGGTGAAGATAGTGTCGGAACACAAGTAAGCGGTTCTAGAGATGCAGATGTTTGCTTTAGTGAGCCAACAAATAAATTTGTTGTAGTTTATGTCCATGATGGTGGAAATGGAACAATTCGTGCTGCAACACCTGCTGCTGCAAGAAGCGTAGCTTTTCATTCGGGGTATACGTTTGATAGTAGTGGCAATACATATGCACCAAGAGTGGCAACAGATAATAATAATAACCCTTATAATTTTGTTATTGCTTATTCCAGTACACAAGACGAAAGTTTAAAAGTAAAACCTTGTCAGCTTAATACTTCTAATAATTCATTTACCCTTGGCTCTGAAACAACAATTCCTACTGGAACATATGTTTCGGGAGGCCACACTATTGTTTATGATAGCACAAATGATAAGTTTATTCTTGTTTATGGTGACACTAACGACAGTGGTAATGTAAAAGTAAGAGTATTAACTTTGAATAGTTCAAACAATACTTTAAGTGTTGGAAGTGAAAACGAATTATCTACAGTAACAACTAGCGGTTCTAACCATCTTGCGGCTGTTTTTACAACAGGCGGTAAAACAGTTATTGCTTGTAAAAATGCTGCTGACAGTAGTTATTTAACCACTGTAGTTTTTACAACAAGTGGAACTTCTGGCTCATTTGGAACACCGCAAAGGGTATTTGCTAGAGCCGCAAGCGAGGTTTGTATTGGCTATGACAACAATACAAATAGAGTTGGTATAAGTTTTGGTGACCAAAGCAATAGTGGCTTTGCATCTTTTGTAACTGGTTCTGTTGGAACTACATCATTAACATTTCAATCATCAAATCCTGCAACACTTAATTCTACTGGTCGATCAGCGACATCACGCCCATCTGTAAGGATGCCGTTTAGTGGTACTAATACTGGTGCAGTTGCGGGTGAATATTCCAGAGACAATAAAATGATGGCTTTCTATTGTGAAAGTAATCGTGCCCGCGTACAATCAGTTAATCTTGGTACAACAACAACTTCATTAACATCATCAAATTATCTTGGAATAGCTGATGCTGCTTATTCTAATGGTGCAACAGCAACTGTTCAAACTATGGGTGCGATAGATGATGCCCAATCAGGCATGACAATTGGTGCAAAACAATATGTGCAAAGTGATGGTACAATTGGAGGTTCAGCAGACTCACCATCTGTAGAAGCAGGGTTGGCACTCTCAGCAACAAAGCTATTGGTGAAGGGATAACACATGACAAAAGCAAGAGACTTAGCAAACTTAATATCAACAGGTAATCCTCTAGCTGACGGTGCGTTGGCAGTAGCAGAAGTAACTGGTGCAGCCCCATTAGCAAGTCCTACATTCACAGGAACTTTAGCTGCCCCTACAATCAATGCCTCAACAGCTTTGCAGATAGGTGGAACAGCAATTACTGTTGGTGCTTCTGATATAAATACCGTTACTGCAAAAGCACCTTTGGCAAGCCCAACGTTTACTGGCGATGTTACACTGGCAGATAAGATTGTGCATACTAGTGATACTAATACAGCTATTCGATTTCCAGCTAATGATACAGTAGCTTTTGAAACAGGTGGTAGTGAACGTTTTAGGTTTGCTTCAGCAGGTCAGTTAGGAATAGGCGGTGCAACCTACGGTACAGCAGGTCAGGTTCTTTCATCTGGTGGCTCTAGTGCTGCACCTACTTGGGCTGATGCAGGGGGCGGTGCTTATGAGTTAGTAAGTAAAACAACCATTTCTTCAAGCACTTCTGAAGTTCTATTAAATGGTATTAGTGCGCCACAAAATCAATTGCTAATATTAATTGATTCAATAAAAGTAGATGCAATAGGCAATTTTATGCTTATGTATAGAAATTCGTCTAATCAAAATTTAGATAATACTGGAGGTATAAGTGGTAGCTATCCATATGCTTCAGTTGGAGTTAGGGCTGATACAACTTCAACAGGTGTAAATAGTGGCGCTTACAGCTATGGAATTTTTTTAAATAATTCACAAATAGTGGCTAATGGAATACTAAGTGGCGTTGTAAGAATTTTTAACTTTGGAATAGCTAATGTTAATCCTTATGCTATGGGTCAAATGACACATAAGGTTGGAACAAACAACGACGAATTTAGGTATCATACTTTTGGTTGTGAAGGAGTTTTTTCATCAGGTCAAACTGTAGCAGGGCTACGATTTTACAGTCTTAACAGCCAAAATATGACGAGCGGAAAAATTTATGTATACAAATTACTGTGAGGTAAAATAATGTCTTATAGATATGAAGATGGCGTAAAGATAGAAAACTCTGAGGAGTATCTTGCTTCACTCGCAGCCGAAGCTGCTAGAAATGCGTCAGGCATTGCTGCTCTTCAAGAAAACGAAATGCGAGAACAACGCAACGCTCTCCTCGCAGCATCCGATTGGACACAAGCTAACGACAGCCCATTGGCTGCTGAGAAGAAGGTTGAGTGGGCTACGTATAGGACTGCTTTGCGTAACTTGCCGTCTAGTTCAGATTGGCCTGATGTTACATTTCCAACGGAGCCAAGTTAATGGATAAAAGAACGCGTACATTAAACCAAGCACATGCTCGTATAGATGGCATGGAAAAAGATGTGGTTGAGATAAAGACTACAATGAAGCTTTCTCTGAAAGAGCTCTACGGGCGAATTCGTTTATTAGAGATGATACTTATTGCGATAACTGGTG